GGCGCGGACATGGCCTTCAGAGGTGGCGCAGCGGGTGTGGGTATGCAGCAAACAGGGGCCAACATGATTGGCTCTGGGTTAGATAGAGCGCAAGCGTCAGGCCAGTATGGTCGCGACTACGAGCAGCAGCTTTTTAATCAGCAATACCGTCAACAGATGGCACCGTACAATTCGTTGAACTTCTACAACCAAATTGTGGGAGCGCCTAATAACCTGTCATCAGCAACCAGCAGTAGCACGGGTAAGAGCAGCGGTATGAATGTCGGCTTCGGCTTTAAATAGAGAGAAAAATAATGGGAATATTTAGCTACATAGCTGACAGCTTCACTAACCGTGGCGCGTTGGATCTTGTTTCCTCGAAAGATGCTGAGAACATTGCCAACTCTCAGTTCTTGGCGGAGAACAAGCCAATAACGCAGGCGTATACGCCGCAGGCTAAAAACTTGGTGGCGCAAGATTTTGCGGAACAAACTATGACGGCTTTGCCCCGCACCCAAACAATGCTTCCTCCAGAAGGGGGCATAGGTGCGCCTACAACAGAGTACGGCCCTCAAACATATCGCGATCCAGCGGCTGCAACCCGTCAGTATAATGAAAGATTGATTGCTCAAGAGCGTGCTAGAGAGACAGCGAGAGCGCAGGAGCAATTAAGAGATCCAATGTTCCGCTTCAGAGACACCGTGACCGATGTGGCTCGAAACACCATCGGCTTGCCATTCAATATTCTGTCAGGGGGGCAGGCTTTTAACAACGACCCTAGCCGCGAAGCGCAGTCACGCCATGAGCAGCGCCTAAAAGAACTCGATTCGCTTAACGGAGAAAACGCGAATTTGTATGACGCGGCGAAGGAGAGTCGGTTTACGGCTTTAGAGAAGATGTCAAATGACCGCTCTACAGCTTTTACTAATCGTATGAATGCGAGAACAAGCAGCGGAAATAGTTTGCGAGATGATCTCCTTGCTGGGGTTGCTAAAGTCAATCCGACTTACTACACATCAGAGTCTTTTAACGATTGGTATGAGACCGTGCAAGCCGGAGAGCCTAACTTCGACCTGCTTGAGTTTAAGAAAAACATTGAACTAAGAAAAAACGAAATATCTGGTTTGACAGAAGTTTTTGACGTTGGGCCAGACGGCGGCGAAAACAGAAATCTCGGCACAATAGAAAATTTAGCAACAGACTCCGATCTAGGTCAAGTTGGAGAGATAAGAGGGTCGTTTATAGCCGATCAAAAAACCTACTTTAGTGAGCGAGGCTCTTACAGGCGCAAGATAAGCGCGTGGAACGATAAGACAGAAGACATGCGCGGCCTTATATCCCGCGCCAGAGAATCTATGACCGAAAAAGGCGGATCTGGTTTAGTTGGTAACGCTTTTAAAGAAGTGTGGTTTTCAGAAGGTAAGAGATTGAACAACCTTCTTCAAGTGATGAAAAACAAAATTGGTTTTGACACGCTACAGGCAATGCGAACTGACCCCGACAACAAGACGGGTGGTGCGTTAGGTCAAGTGGCTGTTCAAGAGCTTGCTGCCTTGCAGAACTCTATCGACGCTCTGGATCAAGCGACCTCAATGGAGGAGCTAGAGATAGCCCTAGAAAATGTTGAAGAACACTATCAGCAGTTAGGAGAAAGGCTAGAGGGCACCATGCTCGATATGGACATTCGATATGGCGCTGGCTCAAGCAATGCTAGATCTTTTAGTGATTATATGGCATCAGGTGACAGCGATCTAAACAGATTTTTCAACCAATCGGCTTTGGAAGACCTAACAGAAAAAGTAGATAACGTGTCAGAAAAACTTTTCCCGTCAGACGAGAAAGATGCTGATGGTTTATCCGCTGGTTTTAACGATGGGGCTAACTGATGGGTGTATATAAAGCCAAGAACGGAATGAAGTTTGAGTACGACTCAGACTTTTTAAAGTCTAAAGATGAAGCGTTCAGAGACATGGCGGCTGCGAGGTTTGAACAGATGTCGCTGAATGAAGGCAGAGCCGCGCCGATGGAAGTGCAAGGTTTTGACCCTGCAACGGTTACGCCTAACCCCGCTGTTGGTGCGCTTATGAAATTCGGCAACGCTGCATCGTTGAACTCTTCGGATGAGATAGGTTCTGCCTTAAACGCCGCGTTCACCTCTGGTGGGGACTTCATGTCACGTTACAACCAGAACCAGAAAGATTTTGCAGAGCAGATGCAACTGTATGAAAACGCAAACCCAAAATCGGCTGCTGTTGCTGAAGTAGGTGGTGCGTTAGCTAGCGCAGTGCCTTTAGGTGTGGCTGGTGCTGCTAAGTTAGGGGCGAAAGGTTTGTCGCAAACAGGATTAATGTCTGGTCTGTTAGCTGCGGGTGAGGGCGCTGTCGCTGGTTTCATGGGTGGCGACACTCTTGAAGATAGAGCGGGTGACGCTGCTATCGGCGCAGGGCTAGGGTTCGTGGCAGGAACCGCAGGAGCCAAGCTGTTAGAGGAAACTTTTCGGGTTTTGGGTGGAGGTGTTGAACTTGCCAAGCGTAAATTAAAAGACACACCACAAGATGAAGTGCGAAGGGCAATCGCAAAAGCCGCTAAGGCTGACGGCCTCGACGCAGATGAAGCGTTGAAGATGCTTGACGACCTTGGCCCTAACGCCACATTGATGGACTTGGGAGCTAACTTTCAATCAGAAGCGTTTCGAGCCAAAGCGGGTTTTGGCGAAGGCAAAGCAAAAATAGGTGGTTTCTTAGATGAACGTCAGGCCGGTGCTAGAGCGAGGGTGTTGGCTGCGGCAGAAGAGTCCGTTGGAGAAAAAGCTGGTCGTTTAAGCACCACAACGTCAAGACTTGAAGAAGAGATGAGTACACAAGCAGCGCCTTTCTACCAAATGGCATACGACACGCCGTTCTATATGGATGACCACAAAGGGTTAAAGAGTTTTTTAGAGCGTCACCCTTCCGTTGCAAAAGCATATGGGCAAGCAAAGTTAACTGTAAAAGATGAGTTAGGCCCAGAGAGCCTGTCGCCCGTCATGCGCTTAGACCACACAGGACGCAACCTTTTTGACATGGCATTAAAGGCTGAACGTGGCTCTAACAGCCGCCGTCAGAAACAGGCTTTGCGACGAGAGCTAAACGGTTTGTTAGAAGAAGCTGTTCCTGATCTTGCAGCGGCTAGGCAGATATGGGGCAAAGGTGAAGAGCAGAAAAAAGCCGCAGAATTAGGTGAAGACATATTTAAAACGAAGCCTCGGCAAATTGCAGATGACCTGGAGTTTATGACCGAACCAGAGAAAGTGTTCTACCGCCGTGGCGCGTTAGAAACCATTGAAGACAAGCTAGGTTCAGTTGGACGTAACAGAGAAGCAAGCTCTGCTTTAAATAAATACGGCAGCGACAATGCAGAAAAGCAAATACGGGCAGCGTTTGACAACCCAGAGCCGTTGTTAAAACAAATGGAAGCAGAACACAAAATGGCAAAAACCAGAAACGCAGTGTCTGGCAACAGCCTAACAACAGAGAGAACCGCTACGCTGGCTTCAATAGATAACGCTGTGGATATGACCCGCGTAGGAGCTTCTGTAGCTTCGGGGGGCAACTTCCTAACGCAAGCCGTTGCTGTATTGCAAGGCATAGGAAAATTTGCAGATCCAAAACTGAGTCAAGAAGCAGTAGTTCAAATGGCTGACGTAATGGTGAGTAACGGACTATCACGCCAACAGCTTCAAGACATGATGTCTAACGAAGAGGTCATAAAAGCACTTGGGCCGTTGCGTCCAGTTTTTGAAGAACGCGCTCTTGGCATTATATCCGGTACGGTAAAAGGCGTAACAAGAGGCGCACAGGGTTTAGCACAAGGCGCATTAGCGGAGTAAGTAATGGGATTATTAAACAGCATCATGGGCAGGGCATCTAAGGCTTTTAGCGTTTTAGGTGGCGGTGAGCAGGGCGGCACTGCAAACATGCTAAGTGATTTAGATAAGCAGTACGGAACCAGCGTGCTAGGTTTTATCAACAACCCAGCAACAGCTACGCCTACTGGCATGGTTGACAGCGGGTCATTGCTAAAGCAGATCAATCAGTCGGCGGGTGTGCAGGACGCATCCGGTATGTTATCGGGCGGTCTGCCTTCTCTGGCTACGCCGCCACCTCCCCAATCTATGACTAGTGTTGACCCCAGAAAGGCAATGGGCGGCGGCTCTTTAGAAGAAGAACCGCAACCCTTTTACGGAGAGCTAGGGCGGCAGATGTTGGATGACTATGCCAACTTAGCAGACCCCAATGACTCAAACCTGAGCCAATACGAAAGAGACATGAACGCAATACGAAGCGGGATGCTCGACTCTAACGTAGTCAGATAGTCAGATGATTATTGAAGCCGTAGCGGCGGTAACTGCGGCCTGTAAGGCATTGGAAATGGCTGCTGGTGCCGCGTCAAATATTGAATCACTAGGAGCTTACATTGGGCGATTAGGTGAGTCGGAATTTGACCTCCAACGGGCAAAGAACAGCAAGAACTTATCCGAATCGGAAAGCATGAAAATTGTTATGGCTGAAGAGCAACTGCGCCAAAGCCGAGCAGCTATCCGTCAAGTCTTTGAGGCGACACACAGACTTGATCTTTGGAATGAGATACAGGCTAAGACCGCTGAAGCGAGAAAGAATCGACAAAAAGAAGTGAAGCGGCTTGAGGCTTTGAGGCGTAAAAAACGAAAACAAATAATTCAAATTTTAATAGTTGCGGCCCTGTGCCTTGGCTTAGTCCCTCTGGCTATTGGCTTGGTGCTTTGGTGGGTCAAAGGATAGGAGCAGAAATGCCAACACCGCGTAAAGGGAAAGCAAAAGTTAAAGTTACAGCTTCTGGAAAGAAGGTGTCTTACGGTCAGGCCGGTAATGCTAAAGGCGGTGGCCCCAGAGTTAAGCCAGGGACTAGCAAGGGCGACTCTTATTGCTCCCGCAGCCTTGGAATCAAGAAGCGTTTGTCCAAGAAGAAAGCAAACGATCCGAACACACCAAACAATTTATCACGCAAACGCTGGAAATGCGCTGGCGCTAAATCAAGGAGAAAATAATGCCTGCAAAGCGAAAAGGACTTTATGCTAACATCGCTGCAAAGAAGAAAAGGATTGCCGCTGGATCGAAAGAAAAAATGCGGAGCAAGGGCAGTAAAGGAGCGCCTTCAGATTCTGACTTCAAAGCTGCCGCAAAGACGGCAAAGAAGAAAAAATCAAAAAAATGAACCAAGAATGAACCAATCGGCTCTAAGTCATTGTTTTGTATGACCTATCATTTTATCCATCATCCCCCACAATACATAATAATTGATAATAATCAATAACTTAACGTAACAGTGGGGTTGCACCAGTGGTGCAATTCCCGTTGTCAATTAACGATTGACCCTTTACACTAATGCTCAACATGTACCAAAGGGTGTACCAAAATGGGCAGTATTAATAAGCACGGAAAAGGCTACAGAGTTCTGATTCGCAGAGTTGGAATAGACACAATCTCAGAGAGTGGATTTCTCAAAAAGTCTGAGGCTGAAGCTAGAATGAAAGAAATAGAATTAGCACTATATAAAGGCACTTGGTTTGAGGACACTTCAAACCTCGGAGTGTTGATCACCACTTATTTAGAAGAATACGGCCCTTTCCGTAGAGATAAGGTGGGTCACCTTAAAGGTGTAAAGGAGGAACTGGGGCATCTAAACCTTAGCGAGTTAACGTCTCCGATAATAATTAAGTTTGCCAAAAAGCGCGGGGAGAAAGTTCATCCCAGCACAGTGCAAAAAGACATGCTCTACTTAGGTAGTTTACTAAAAGCTGCTGAAGCGGCGTATGACTGCACACCTAAACTGGACGAATTCAGAAAGGCTTCTCACTTCCTTAGATCGATGCGGATCGTGTCAGAAAGTGATGAGCGAGAGGTCAGGATGACCGATGCAGAAATTGACAGGGTTATCAGCAGCGCCAGCACTAAGATGCCGTTTGAGGACATTGTCAAGTTTGCTGTGCTGTCAGCGATGCGCCGTGGCGAAATACTCGACATGACTTGGGATGAGTTAGGCGACGATGGTCGGACAATCGGTCTGTGGAGGAAGTGTCCAAAAAAAGGTAAGCGGTATGTCCGCGTACCTTTGCAAGAGGATGCCGCTAAGATTGTCCAAAGGCAAGAGAGAACCAGTGCTAGGATATTTCCGTATCGCGATGAGACATTGAGCAATCGTTGGAGAGCGGCGGCTAAAAAAGCTGGTTTGCAAGTGCGCTTTCACGATTTGCGGCATGAGGGTATCAGCCGCTTGTTTGAGCTTGGCTACGACATAATGCGCGTACAGCTTTTTTCTGGTCACCGAGACTTGAACATGCTTAAGAGATACACGCACCTGAACGCTGATAAGGTAGTAGCAGCTATGGACGCTGAGTCGAACAGTGATCTATCAGTCGAGCTAAGTACCATTGCGCCTTCTGAAGATCCTGCACCACTTGACCTTTATGTCTGAAGCGGTGCATGTACTTCTTCACGTTACCTTCAAGGTAAAAAGAATACCCGTCACCTAAATTGTCTTCTAAATAATTTATGCATTCGATCTCCCCTTGGTTATAGTGCGGAGGTCGATTTACATTGTCTTGCTTTGCGTTTGCCCATTCAGTCATATCATCTACCATAAAGTAACTCGATTTAATGTTGTGCGAACAACATCATGTTGTAATATTTTGCAATCCTTCAAGCCGTCGAGCTTCAAAAAATGTCTCCACAACAATTTTATCAGCGACTCTTTGTCTGCCAAGTCGATATGTGGGTACGGGAAACTCAGATCGTGAGATCGAGTTCATTAAAGCGCCTTTGCTGATACCGAAAAGATCGGCTAACTCGACGGATGTTAGGTACGGTTTGTCCATTGTTACTCCAAATAAAACGGTATTTTGGTGTCGCCAACAAGATACTTTCTTTTTGACGGGTTGGTTATTTTCAGCACAGACATACTGCCTTTCTTTTTAGATTCAGATTGCCACATTTCAGGTTTAACAATCAAAAAATCAAACGACAAGCTGCTGCTTTGTGTCTTCACTGCAACAATAGAGGTGCTTAAAGAAAGGCTGCTTGATGGAAACCGAACGAACATATGTTCTTCAGCAGACTCGACTGCGCGTACTGTAAATTGATTCTGCTCTCCGCCGCGAATGCTAACTACGTCTGTGTCACTGTCGCTTTGTTCAAAAGCTGCGCTGTATCCTTGTTCTAGCATAAAAGCCATAAAAGCGTAAACGGCGGAGTCCTGCCGTTGCGCAGCCACTTTTTTTATTTCTATTTCCCCGTGCTCTGTTCCCATCATCAGCCAAAGGTAATCAACCTTCAGCAGCTTCGCTAACTTTCGAGCAGTTGGGCTTTTTGGCTTACTCTCTCCGTAAAACCATTTTCTGACAGCTTCTTGGCTAACCCCAAGATTTTGCGCCAAAAAAGTTTGTTGCCCTCTGTTAAAAGGGGGGATGTCTGGGTTGTCCAAACACGCTTTCGCAAATCTATCTTTAAATTCTTTCAAAACGCTACCCAAGGCAAAATATCTAGCCAGGAATGTATCATAGTATTAAAGAGATTTGTCAACTTTTTGTTGTCTTTGTTTCATTAAATGTACAACTTTGAACAAAGCGTTCTGCTCTGTTTCTTTACTTTCTAAAACGTTTTTCACCATCCAATCCGCGCCCGTGTCCGCCAGTATGTGAACGACACGAACTGGTTTCTTTTGACCTTGCCGGTGCAAACGCGCATTGAACTGCTGGTAGAGTTCCAACGACCACGAAAGCCCGAACCATACAACCAGTGACCCACCTTGCTGTAAGTTCAAGCCATGCCCAGCACTCGCGGGGTGCGCAAGCATCAACGGAACGCCACCTTGGTTCCATTTGTCGATCAACCGATTGTCTTTCCCTAACACTTTTGCGCCTTTAATAGCTTTGCAGATCCTTTCAGCGTCAGCTTTGAAGTTATAAGCCACCAGCACAGGTTCATTTGAGGCTTCTACAATTTCTTTCAACGCTTCAATTTTTGCGTCATGCAAAACGGTGTATCCGTCCTCGATGTAAACAGAACCGGATGAAACTTGCAGTAGTTTGTTTACTTTTACCGCAGCGTTACTCGCCAAAACCTCACCGTCATCAAGATCTATCAAGAAATCTTTTTCCATTTGTTGGTAAGCCTTTTTTGCTTTGGGCGGTAACTGCACAACTACGTTGCTGTCAATGCGGTCTGGCAACTCCAAATAATCTTTTGCCGCCATTCGCAGAACTAAGTCAGCAACTCGACGCTGCAAAACTTCTTTCATGTCTGCGCGTACTTGGTACTGGCTCCACTGCGGGTTGCCGACCTGTTTGCAAAAAGTGTCAATAAATTTGCCACGGGTGTCGCCTAATCTTTTGCCACCGTCAAGAAGATAAATCTGGGGCCACAACTCCATTAAGGTGTTGGGTGACGGCGTTCCGGTTAACTGCACCATCCGTTTGATCTTGCCCGTCTTCACCACCTGACGCAGCGCCTTCCACCTCTGGCTGCTGTGACTTTTGAAGCTGCTGGACTCGTCTATTACTACGTTGTCGTAGTGCCAATTGCGCCCTAAATTTTCTACGAGCCAAGGTAGGTTCTCCCTGTTGATGATGTGGATGTTTGACGAAGAGTGCATCGCCTCTTCTCTTTTGGTAGGACTCAACCCCGCCAGCACAGAAAACCGTAAGGCTTTAAGGTGCGACCAGTTTTGAATCTCTTGAGGCCAAGTGTGTTGCGCCACGCGCAATGGCGCGATAATGAGAACTTTTTTCACCTCTTTGGTCGCAATCAAATCGACTAATGCGGTCAAGGTGCTAACAGTCTTGCCCAACCCCATATCCACCCAAAGGGCGCACGCTCGATTGTCTTTTATAAACTGGGCTGCGCGTAGCTGATACTGATGCAAGTCGCTGTGATCTAAAATAGTAATTTTCCTTGAGCTACGTTATCTACGACATAAACGTGAAAGCCGTGTGCTTTTAACCGTTTATGAATAGCGTGTTGGTATACAGTGGGTTTTTTGCCTGGGGCTTTGAACTCGATCATCAAACATTCACCATCACGGAAATAGATCATGTCTGGCACACCGCGCTGGCTGGGGGAGGTCCATTTAAAGGCCAGCCAGCCTCGCTCTCTGGCGTAGCTATTTACAGTATGCTCGACGCGAGACTCTCTCACTTCCTGTATCTCGTCGATTCGTAACCCTCAACGTCCACGGGTAAACCTTTGGCCCACGAAGGCAGCTTGCACATTAAGGAGTTAAATTCGTCTAACGATCCAAAATCTTTGGGTACGTCCGCGACAATTTCGTCATGGACAGTCAAAACCACGGGGTATCCAGCGTTCTCTATGTTCAACACTGACTGAGCTAACAGATCTCTAGCGACAGCCTGTGTGATAGACTGCACAAGCGAACCGCCGTAGCTGTCTATCTGGCCCCAGCGGTGGGTGTGATTGTTGATGCCTTCGTAAATTAGCTTTTCACCGTATGCACCGTCAGTTAGTGAGGCTCTGGGGAATGAAAGTATTCGTTTCGATGGGAGCTTGAAGAGAAGGTCACGTTCAACAAATTTGAACGATCCGCAACGGGTATCTTGCTCAGTCCCATAACGCACAGCGTTCATTGCTGCGCGTTCAACTTCGTTCCATAACTTTGCTATCGGCTTGTTGGCTGCACGCCATTCGTCTCTGATCTTGATAGCGGTGGGTTCATCAACATTAGTGCCGTAGTTCTCTGACATTTTCTGGAAGGCGCGAACTCCACCCTGATAGGCAAGTGCTAGGCTTGCTACTTTTCCTCGAAATCGTTGATCCTTGTCCACATCGTCGTAGTCGCAACCCTCCATCGCCGCCGCAGTAACTTTGTACAGATCAAGCCCATCACGGAATGACTGCAACACCGTTTCATGCCCTGAAAGCCATGCAATGACACGCGCTTCGATGGCGCTGTAGTCGCTGACGATTAGCCTGTTACCTTCGCTGGCGATAAGCATTCCCCGCAGACAACTGGAAAGTGCCTCCATCGGTTCGCATGGAAAGAGTGACGGATCTCTGTGTTTGAATAGTTCGATGACTGCGTCAACGTCATCAACTGTTGGGCGCGGTAAGTTTTGAGGTTGGAAGTGACGGCCCGTCCACCGCCCCGTGGCAGCGCCGCAGTAAATCATGCTGCCATGTGCTCTGCCATCGCGCCCCAAACAAGACAACATAGCTTGATACTTCTTCGTGCTACTGCGCGACAGCGCCTGTCTGATTTGCAGGAATCGCTCAACTTTTGGTGGGCAAACACCTTCTAATGCACAAACAACGGCAGCTTTGTCGTAGCTGTCCATCGACACGCCTTGGCGATTGATCCAATCCAGAGCCTTGGCACGGCTGCTGGTTGATGACATCTCGCCATTTGTTAGCTCAAACACTTCGGCGTTTAACTTTTTCTCTACGTCCGCGATGATCGCCAACGCATGTTCAATGTTCTCTTTATCTAAGCGCACGCCTCTCCAGTTAATCTTCTGGTCAAGCTCCCATATTTGGCGCTCAGTCCCGCGCAGATCGCGCAGGCGTTTTCGTATTTCGCTCTCTGCAACAACGTCCTGTTCACAGTAGTCGTACATTTCCTTCAGCAGTTCTGGATCTCTATTTCGCACGCTTGGCCCTTACTTTTTGTGGTTTACACAACCGCTGGATTAGCAGCTTGCCGCGCTTATCTTTAGCTTGGTCACCTTCCAGCCCCAAAAACGCGCCACAATTACCCAGCGCACGGGGATAAGCCTGTACAGAGCTAAGGGCTGCGGTGTCATTCCACTGCCCAAAGGGGATGCGAGGCCAATCCAAAACTAAATTCCAAATACACATCTCAAAGAAACTGTTCCATGCCCAAATCTGAGCGCCTTTCTCTATGTAATTAAAAAGCTGGATGGGAAGCGGATCTCCCCAAAGCCAAAGCTCTGGGGGTTCCTCGTTGACGCGCCACGCCAAGCAGATCACTTCCGTGCTCGGATGATCTGCGTAGGCGTAAGCGCCAGCGGAGCGAATGTCAGACTCGCTGTAAGTCTCAAAGTCGATTGAGATGATCACTCGAAAAACGAGTCCTCTGCTTCTGCAACGACATCCGCAGCGGCTTCGTCCCCTATGTCATCCAAGAGGTTGGCTTTGCTACCGCCACCACCACCAAACCGATCACCTTCTTTAACAAACTGAATCAAGTCCAGATTAGCGTTTACTCGCTTACCGTACTGGTTGTCCTGCACCCACAAACCTATGACCGCGTTGACGTAGCAACCGGAGTAGGGCTTGTCATCCAACTCCACTAACTCCATTTTGTCGCGATCAATAATTTCTGGTTTTCTGACAGTGCTTGCGCTCAGAAACATCTGGCCTTCGTAACCTTCATAGGATTTTTCTTCGCCATCGCCCAAGCACCGCTTGATGCCCTTGGGCGGTTTGCCGTTAAAAAAGTCCAAGGCCATTTCTGACATTTTCTTTTCTAACGCTTTAATTTGATCACCCTGCGTCTCTTTATCTAATAAAAAGTTGCAAGAGTATTTTAGCGGTGAGCCTGGGTTAAACGCTTTTGGTTGCCAAATGTCTGCAAATGACAAACGCACGTTTTTCAAAACTACTGTCTTATCCATTTCTATTACCTATTTAGTCCAATTTATCTAGCAGATCTGCCGGTTTACTTAATGCCTGTCTCTTATCTGATACAGGAACCAGTGTCGGTTTTCCCGCTGGTTTGACGATGATCGAATTTACGTCATCGCATTTCGCTCCAAGCAAGCCAATGGCTTGGGTTGGCGAAATTGGTTTAGCCGAATACACAGGCTCATTCGTTAGTCGCTGCATCACTCGGATAGCTTCTTGATCGTCCGACCAGCGTCTGTTTGTTCGTGATTCGACAAGCTTGTAGCCAGCGATCTCTTGACCGTCCCGCGCCAGTTCAGATGCGTGGGCCGCAACTTTGTCGCACCAAGATTTTATTAGTCCAAGCTCTGGCAGCAGCTTTGAGATTTCTTCAACAGTTAATGTTTCAGGCGTAGGCGGTGTGACCGGCTCATCGATGGCGGCTTCAAGCAGTTCCATGTTGTGGTTTGCTATCGCTCTGCACGTTGGTGCGGCTTTGCAGAAGCGGCATTGGCTCTCGCCAACCTTGAATTCGGGGTTGTCGCCTAAAGCGGCGGTGGCGGCGGGTTGTAGCACATCCTTCGCCCACTTCAGTAGCTCTGTGACGCGCATCGTGTGAGTATCTTTATGGTGGATGCGGGGTTGCACAATCGTCATATTTACAATGTCGATCTGAGCGTCGAAACCAAACGCGCGTATTACGCCTAGCGCGTAAACTTTAAGCTGGTCACAATCGGCGTACACTATGTTGCGCCCGAATTTTAGATCGACAACCCATGCTTCGCCTTCGCGAATCGACACAAAGTCCGCAGTGCCAAATCCGTCAGGCACCCACATCGAAAAGTCTAATCGCTGCTCTATGTAGCTTCGGTCCTGCGGCAACGCACGGCAGAAATCGACGTAGCCCTGTACGCCGTCCGCCATCTCTTTGCTGACTGCGTAACCGTTAAACGTTTCACCTAAAAAGTCGTGGGGCTGCGAACTAGTCAACAAGCAGCGTTCAGCCAGTTCGTGAGCGGCTGTTCCTTCAGCGGCTGCGGGACTAGAACTGTCAGGTATGCCTCTGCTGGCTTGAACGCTTGCAGGGCAGGCTATCCAGCGGTGCGCGGAGCTTGCGCTTAACTCAGCATGAGCAGGGCCGTCCAGTTCTAAATCAAATTGCTGCATTAACCCTCCGTAAATCTCAACAAACGGTTGAAAGTGATAATTTATGTTGCAAAGCGTATTTCCCCTCGTTTATCTTGTCAACATGAAATCGCAACTAAAAGGAGATTTTGCGAAATGCGTTATCAAAGTGATCCGAATCGAAGAAAAGCTATCGAGCAACTTGACTTTGCTTGTCATCTTTTAGCCAACGATTCTTTTAATAGACTCGCTGGACGGCTTGACGTTACGAAGCAAGCCATTAGTAAGTGGCGGACAAGTGGCGTGTTGCCAGCGTCGAGAGCTTGTCAAATAGAACTTCTCACTAAGGGTGAAGTGACATGGCAGTCTTTGTGTCCAGATCTAGTCGCCTCAACCGAACAGTTAGCTGCTGAGTGGAAGAAAGGGCTATGACAAAATATCTATATAAAACCCTGGGTTATACGGTCAAAGTTTTTGAAATCGTGTTTTTCTTTCTTGCTGCTCTTTTTGAAATGGCCGGAGAGAGATGCCGCGAATGCGCGGATTGGTGCGATCAAGTGACCGGCAAGATTTAGTTTAAAGGGGGAGTTATGTTGGAAGAAATCGGAACACGGTTGATAGACCGTGGCTATAAAGTCATCCCTATTAAAAAAGGTAAAAAGTTTCCATGCATAGATGAGTGGCAGAAAGCTAACGCCACGCATGACGATTTAGCTCGTTGGTCAAAAGAATTTCCTGAGAGCGGAATCGGCGTGCTGTGCAAAAACACAATCGCAGTCGATGTCGATTGCAGAAATGTAAGTTTAGTTAAGCTGTGTGCTAAATGGCTGGAAGAGAATGTCGGGATCGCCGCTGCGCGGATCGGCAACCAGCCAAAGATGCTTTTCGCCTATCGCGGAAACCCGCGCAAAAAGATCAAGTCCGTTGAGTTTGAGTGTCAGGAAGGCAACAAGCACGCCGTAGAAGTCTTAGGTGACGGGCAGCAGTTTGTCGCGTTCGGAGTGCATCCAGATACGCAGAAGCCCTACCGCTGGTTGAAGTCCTACGCCTCGTTGGACTCGGTAAATCACGACGAACTGCCTGAGTTAACAGAAGAAACGGCGCGGAGGTTCGTAGAGTTCTTTGAGCGCAAGGCACGCGAGGCCGGTTGGCAGGAAAGCCGGAAAGGTATGGACAGCAACCTCAGTGAGTATGACGAACTGCTTGCGCTGCGTCCGAAGTTTGAAGCGGAAGCCGAAGATGTCAGCGAGATGCTTGCAAAGGTTGATCCAGACATCGATCACGATCACTG